TTTTGCATGTTAAGTTGCGGCGGCGGCGGCACCCTGAGCATGCAGGGAAGCAAACATTACGACCTCATCGACTGGGGTCGGGTTGGTTCCTACGTTAGGCATGACGCCAGCCAAGATGTTACCTGCGGCCTGAGACTGCCTGATTTGCTGGGACCTGATTTGGCCAGCAGAATCAGCCTCAATGGCGGACGCATGGGCATCGGAAATGAGTTGCGACTCAAGCGGAACCACAAGTGGCATGGACTTAACCGAGTCGAAGGAGTGGGCTAGGACGGACTGTGCGGCCTGAGCGGCGGCGTTACTTACCTCAAGTTGCCTTTGCTGTACTGCGATGTTGGCGAACATCGTCACGTTGGTATGGCCACCACCCATGGCGGCTGACATGCCAGCGAGATACTGCGTGTAGACGACGTCGCTGGTAGGCGTGGAAGAGCCGTAGACTTCCGTCTTAATCTTAGCAAGCAAGGCATCGTACTCAGCCCTAGCGGCGGTACCGATGTCCGTGAGTACGCTGGTGAACCTGTCCTTAAGAACCTGACCTGCGGCGGACTCGGCGGTAGCCCACGGACCACCCGCTTTCATTACCTCCGCAAGCGTAAGTGCGGTGTAATTCATCTCGGCGGCTGGGTCACGGGTCTTGAACGTGAACCCAGTACCAGTGTAGTCCGTGTAAAGTTTTGTAGGTAAGGACATTAGAGTACGCTAAAGATGGACCTACCAGCAACGCTGGCGTCCAGCATGACGGAATAGAACGACGGACGGCCCGAATTCACAACAACTTCTATCTTACCGCCCATTGACTTTTTAGCGGCCAAAGCACGTCGAACCGATGTGCCTACGTTGCCAGTAACCCTGTCCAAAAGCGTGTTGGAATCTGGGTTCACAGTGATGAACCTGATTTCCGTGTCGGTGCTCCCCTTGGAGTCCATGTGTACGCACACGGCGTCGTAACGCTTGTCTAGGTGGGTCTGGAACATGTAGTTCCTAGTCCTGAACTTGGCTACCACTGGGGTGCCGTCATCCGTAGTGTCTGATTGCAGGACATACACCCTTCCGTCAGCCGTCACGCCATAGACGTGGGGGATGCCATCATGGTACCTAGCCGCAATCATGTGCTTGAATCCGACTGGATAGACGTCGATAGACTCAAAAAGGTTGGGGAGAAGGGGGTTGATGACCAAAACTCGGTCATTTTCCGTGGACCCTACGCCAGCAAAAGACAGGTGATAACGGCCATTTGCCGCCGCACCAGAGGCTTTTTGTAAAACAGCGGGGTCCCTATCTTCAAACATGTCATGAAGTTTCAGGGTTTCTGGGCCCTGACCCTCAATCCACTTGAAATCGACGGGAAGGGCGTAGACGCCATTGTAACCCATGAAGAAGATTTTACCGCCAGTCTCATCCACGGAGTCTGGGGCCATACAGCCCTCATGGGCAGACAGCAGGTTGACCTTGTGGAAGTGCTCCTGACTCACCTTTCCGTCTGTAGCCGTGATGGACGACATGGCTGGGTCGATGACGTAGATGGACCTCTTGCCTAGGGCTACGAGTTTCCTAGTCGTTTCCGAGTAGTGTAGGGCCTGAATCGGGTCGTAGGTGGATTGGACCAAGGATACAGTGTCTGGGTTGAAAGGCTGGATGCCCCCATAAAGGCTGAACCAGACTTGGTCCCCCTTGGCGTAGGCAATCCTGCCAAGGACGCTCTCTGCGGAAGTAAAGTCATAGGAGCCGTCCCAAGCCCCTACGCTGGCGGCTTCGATGGCGGCGGCGGTCTGGTAGCCGTTGCCCCCTACTTGGCGGTAAGGACGACTAGCACTAGGCAGGGTGGTGATTGCACCTGTGAGGCAATCCACTCGTCGCACAGCCCCGTCAGAGCCCCATAGGTAGATGCAGTCGGATGGTCCGTGTCCAGCACAAGCGAAGACACAATTAACCCCAGTGGTGGCGTGGAGTTTGGCTCCTTGCCTAGGTCTGAGTACACCTTCGTCGATTCGCATGTTCTCGATGTATTCGAGGATACCTTTATTAGGGTCGAACCCAGCACTGTTGGGGAAGGTTTGAAATCCCTGAAAATTGAGTTCTCCGTCTTGATGGAATTCTCTTGGCATAAAGTTAAGTAAAGAATTTTCGAAGACCAGTCACGTCAAAGATTGCGGTACCAGCAACGCCTCCGCTGTTCCAATAGTCAGACTCCTGCTTTGGTGCACGTTCTTCGTCTGGGAAAATAGTCTCATACGTGGTGGTTAGTTTCTTTGTGTACCAAAAGTTTCCTTGGGGGAAATACTCTTGCTCGTATTCAACTTTTATGGCTGTGACATCAAATAACTGACTGGCATCGGAAGTAATGTTGATTGATTCCTCTCCAACTCCGTAAGTCTTGCCATTCTTTCCTAAGTTAAGGACGCAAGACCTATTGCTCCTTTCAAGTTCAGTCATAGGATATGCCACTGTATCTTCGTATGGGTTGCTCCTAGTCCAATACCATTTAAATTTTACAAAAACACCGCTAATGTCGATGTTCACAGAATCTAGGTACTGTTCTGAGCCATTTGGCATTACTGGTCTGTCAAAAGAAAGAAACGCACTATTGTACCTTAGTTCCCATACTGCATTTTCCTGTCCATCATAATACCCAGCATTTTCAGAAGTAGTTGGCTCATCATTCCAAAAATTTCCACTTCCATCCCCGTATTGGGCTTGAATCAGAAACTTGTTACCAGAGTCAAGATAGGCACCTCCAATAACTAAAGGACCAGCCGTAGGGTCGATTATGTCCCTAATCATCGGCCTAATCTGAATAAAATTCCTGCTGTTAAATTTTCCCCAGTCTGAAAAATTTATTCCAGCAGATGAGACAGTGCTGATTGAGCCAGCCTGTGGATTGACATGTGGTGGAGTTGCTTCGTTCATCAGACCCTGTAATAGTAGTACTTGGTTATCTGAGGTTCAGTGTAGTGGTGCCTCTCTCCCCAGAGGCATGTGTAAATCATCTGGTTAACCTTTAAGCCAGATGGTTTCTCTGCCAATAGAACGTATCCAGCACTTGAGTCATCGCTCGGAACTGAATCTGCAACCGACGCTTCGATTGATTTAGGAAATGCGGAGTCGTCGTCTCCACTAAGTTTGATGTAAATTTTTAGCCCAACGTCTGGACCAGAGTACGTAATTTCTGTATCAGAAAGGACCACATTATTGACCATTCCAGACCTAATGTTAAAGGTGATGCTTCCGCTTTCGTTCTGGACGAACGTGACCATGAACGGAAAATCCACAGAAGATGTGGAAATGTTTGGAAGAATGTCGCTTTTCCACAGTTGGATTAGGTTAGCCCTGCTTGCCGAACCACCCCTAGCGTACTTGAAACATGCCAGTTTGATGTCCGAATGAAGGACATCCGAATCATTTACGACTGATACGCACCATTGGTCGTATAAGCCTGAATCATCCCTTACCTTATGAAGCACGAAATAAGTGTCATGTGATGAACTTCTTACCTGAGATTCGGACCAAGTTGCGTAACCAAGTGATTCGTCAACACTTGAGGATGGGGATGTAATCCTCCCCCTAGATGGCTGGGTGTAAATTAAGGAAGAACCTGTCTTGACTGGTGCGGAATGGGCATGACGCTCCATAGAAGTGATGTTCCTATTGAGTGTCGCACTCGACATTTTATGCGGAGAAAGGCTAATTCTCTGCTGTTGATTCGCAGAGAACCTGCTTTGGGTAAATTCCGAATCATTGTCGATTGAGTCCTTGTCATGGACCCTACCGACGTAGCACCTGAATGAGTCGCCAATAACCCATTCAACCTGCCAAGGGAAAACGGCTGGTGCTGGCCCTGTTTGTACAGTGCCGAACAATGGCCGTTTATGGCTCACTTCTTGGGCTCGGCGTACTTGAAGCCTTCGGCGGAACACTCTGCATCAAGTTCGTCCTTGGTAGGCTTGATGATAAGTTTCAGGGCCGTTTTTGCTTCGCCGCCAGTCTTGAATTCGTGGATACCGACGATGACATTGGTCTTGGTTTCGCAGAAAGCGACCCACTGGCCTTTGTCGATTTTGTAGGATGTGAGGATGATTTCGCTCATGGTTTAATAGTAATTGGTGTAATAACCTCCGTTGCCGTCGTAGCAAATTGAGTAAGATGCCCAAACGTAAATTGGGTTTCCATTTTCATCTAAATCAATCTGTGATTGATAGGAACCGCCCTGAATGACATCTCCGTAATTGGCACTCCAGCCTCCAGAACTTGTCCAAGAGCCTCCGTTTCCGTCAGCATAGGTAGTGTATCCCCAAGATGAGTAAGTGAACGTTCCACTTGAGCCATCTGGTGCATTCCAAGAAAGGCTTGAACTTCCTCCACCAGAGTCAATCACAGTTCCGCTTGAAGGGTATGACTGGGATGAGCCAGTGTATTCTCCTTGGTAGTAACCTCCAGCACCATCCCAGTAGTAATTGTAGTCTTGGTAGTTAGTAATGAACGTACCAAACGAATACAGTCCGCTGTATCGGAATACGATGGCACCAACTCCATTCCATTCCCACCTATTGTCGTTTCCGTCGAAAAAGTAGTTTCCAGAACCGCTTGGAACCTCTGGGTAAGAATCTTGTACATCTCTGAAGAACGTACCATCTGCATAGAAATCGCCTCCATCAATTCCGCTCATTCCAACTACGTTGCCAGTTCCGTTGCCAAAAGAATCTACTTCCCAGAAAAACCCGTCATAAATGTACTTTCCATTTGGGTATTGCTGGCCGTCTTCGCTAAATGTGCTCGTTTGGTCTGTAAAATTGTACGTCGGAGAGCCACTGACCTGACCACCATTGATGTAACTTCCGCCATCCACGTAACTAGTGTAGTATCCTCCTCCTCCGTCCGCAAAAGCGTAAAGATTGGAGTATTTTCCATTTACAGCCCTGTATTGGTAAATGTCATAGTTGTACTCAGTCTCCCAGTTGTAATAGGAAAGTGACGTATTTGAAAGTTGCTGTCCGTAAGAAGGAAGACTCCAGTAATTTGTCTGGTCGAATGAACCTCCAAGCCCATCAGCATAGGTATTGTAGTTTTCCTGACCATTATTCACCTGCTCTCCATTCTCCTGAATTGTCAGGTAGACATCCCTAACGTTGTTCTGGGACAAAAGGGTGCCATAGGCTGGCACTTGAAGGGCTGGAGGGTAGGCATGGCCTCCCATGCCATTGTCACCAAGGCGTCCCGCTGGCAAACCAAGCCTCTGGTAGCCAGTAAGAGGCATTAACCCTCGTAGTAGTAGACGAAACCTTCGCCAAGGACCCAGACGGCACCATTGTAGCCGTTGAACTCAAGAGAACCGCCGTCGTTTCGGTTGTTGTTCGTCTTGTGGGCAAGGATGATGGGGTCACCAGCACCAGTATCGTTGAGTCGAACCTGCATCTCGGTGTCAGCCGAGGTGTTCACGATGCCAAATAGGCGTCGGGAACGGGTCTGGTCGAGCAACTGGGTGCTGGAGCCGAAGTTGAACGCCTTGACAGTGACGTTCGGAATCTGCTGGGGTAGGAATTTGTAAGCCATTTTAGTATCCTCGGAAATTTATCGGCCTCGTCGAGCCTTGTTGACGGAGCGTTTGGTCGAGAGCGGCGTCGATTGCCTTTTGGCAGTCCGCTTCTGCCGACTGTGCGGCTTCGAGTTCGTTGGTAGAACGACGGAAGTCGGCGTGGACTCCGTGGACGAGTGCGTTGGCGAAGAGTTTCGGGATTCTGACTCGTTGCCAAGAAGCAACTGTAGGAATCGAACCAGTGCCTGATGGGCTTTCTCCAGTGTATTCATAGAAATCTCCCTGAGTTGCGTATCCGCTAACTGGCGTCAGGGAGCCAGATTCGCTACCAGCGTCGTAATAGACCTGTGCACCAGTGTGATAACTCTGGCTAGTGTTCCAAGCGTCCCCGAAGAGCCTTGGTGCTTCCAGCCTAGACTCGACATAAACGTCGGAATCTAGGTCATTCTTGAGGAAAATGTCATCACCGATGATGTTGAAGTCCTTCTGGACTGAATTCTGGGCGATTGGGTCCCTGTTCCACACGGCGATTACCTGACCTACTCCGTCTGGGAGCGTAACTTGACGCCTTCCAGCCTTGTTGATGAACCCGTTGTTAGACGGCTGTTCATCGGTAGGGATAAGCACAGTCGGGCATTTGCTGATTTGCATCAGGTCCGTCCATTCATTCATCTCCCAGATGGACCTAAGCCTCATCGAGGCGAAGTCCCTGACCATAGCAAAGCGTTCTGGCGTAGTCAAAGCCCTGTCCAGACCGCACAGTTGAAGTGCGGTGTGCATGACCTCGCTGAAATAGACAGTACGCATTAAGAAATTGCCCTACCAAACTGGTCAAAGAGGCCTTTTGTGCCATTGACCAGTAGAGTGGTGTTCTCCGCTTTGGAGTTCACACGGCACTCGGGGTTATCCCTGAAAAAGCCTTGGACAAAGTCCTCGTCTTTCCAACAGGCGTATCCGAGCCTCTGGCCCCAGTAGTGGTAGGAGTCTACTGGGATTCTTGCCGAAAGTTGTCCAAGGCCATCAATGTGGCGATGTAACTGCTGGTTTAGTGCGGCCATAGCCCTCTTCTGGGCTTCCGCTTGTGCTTTACGGAGGTTCCACCCCGTTCGGAACTCCTCCAGCATAGGCAGGAGAAGTTCCTCGGGGATGGATTCCGATACTGGACTTAGTCCAGACACTCTCGATTAGGCGTTGTTAGCCTTGTAATCGAACATGCCGAAGGTCAGGGGGCTATGGACGAGCAGAGCCGCCATGGCTTCCATCATTCGACGAGGACCGCCGCCGTTTTCGGTAAGTTCACGGACCTGAGCGATGTTACCGCCGTAGCGGACTTCGAGCATGTCCCAAGGGATGATGAAGCCCTTGCACTTAGCGTTTTCGAGGTGGAGGTTGGCACGATACTT